ATATATATATATTATAAGTATTTAAACAGGATTTTTAAATACCCTGCAAGCATTTTCTTAAAAAATTAATAAGACATTAAGCATATACCGCAGATGTCCCACCCCAAAAGCCCTCAAACGACCTTTCAGTGATATAATTTTATAGCAAATGGTAAATTACAAGCAAAACAAAAACCGCTGAAGTCACTGAAATATCAATGTTTTCAAGCGGTTTGAGATTGGCACTCCCGAGAGGATTCGAACCTCCGACGCACGGTTTAGGAAACCGAGCAGAAACAATGTGATTTCAACGGTTTCAACCGTATGTGTCGCAGGGTATGTCGCAGCCATTTTTATCCCCATCATTTCACTATTTGTTATTAATTTTAGAGCTACATAGCAACATTGTTATCTTACACAGAGCACCCTCAATGTTATTATAAACAAAGAGAGTGCTCTTGTAAATTAGAAAGGAAAATTAATCTGTAAGTTTATTTCTAAGTTCTTTCCATTTCTTATCCGTCAGATATCCGCCCGGGCAACCTTTGCCTGTTATATCGTAGTGTCTGATAACCCGGCTGTCTGGGATATCATATTTCCTCTGCAGGTACTTTACCAGTACTGCAGCCTTTTTTATAGCCTTTGGATCTACGACAAGTCTGCCATTCTTTTTGATGCAACATAGCTCTATGGATATGCTGTTTGCATTTCTGCACTTATTGCCGTACTTTGAGCCTTTGCTCCCCTGAGAGAACGGGCCTCCGCCTACAGCCCATGCTGCGTTTTTGTCCAGCACAGACTGCCAAATCTCATCTTTATCTACAAAGTAATGGGCGGAAGCATTTCTATTTGCTCTGGCGAAAAATTCCGCATTGTTCTTCGCGGTAGATACTGCACCTACCCAGTGGATTACTATGTACCTGATGTCCCTGCTGCGATAGGCAGTATAATTGTAGTTTGATATCTTCTTATTAATCTTTGGCGCCATTACATCACCTGCTTATCTTCCGGATCACGTCTGTCGGTTATTTCCTCTATTGCTTCAACAAGTGATATGCCGTTTTTCATTGTTTCTTTTACGCGATCTGCAGAAATAGCTGCGTGAGTGAATGAATTATTTTTCCACCATGCCCACGCTGTTACTACTACCATATATACGGCTGATACTGCATCATAGATAACGCCCTCATCGAGCTCCAGCGGGTTCCAACCCAATAAAACGCATACTGTGTTAATTACTCCGATTAAAAGCATAATGCTTCTGATTATTGTTTCTTTTGAAATCTTCATATTATATGTACCTCCTCATATTACTTATGCGCCTGCTTATTCAAATATTTATCCAGCTTATCTTTGGCAACCGGTACGTTGTGGTTCGCCCCAAGCTGTACCAGCCCATCAAGACAAGCGGACAGCGCGAAGCACAAAACTGCATTTTCGTCTTTAATGTGGCTTATCTCAGAGCCTATATGTTCCATCTTCATATACCATCTGTATGCTGCAAATATTACGCCTAAGATAGTAACCACTGCTCCCATTACTGCTGCAACTGTTATGATTATATCTGCTACTGTTGTCATCTCATCACCTATTCCTCATATATCACTTCAAGCCCGTAGGCTTTCGCAGCTTCGTGTTCTATCCTGCAGCCTCTTGTTTCTTCCCAGCCTTTACAGAAATATGCCACATGACACAAGCTCATATTCTCTAAGGACTTTGCAAGGAAACATAGCGGTATCTGAACAACACCCCTTTTGACCATAGCATTATCAGAATACCATTCATCAGTAAACAGAGTGTTCACTATCTCATAGCCTTTTTCCTTAAGAGTTGCTATGGCTCTTTCCCTTGTTTCTCTTATTTCTTTTTCCGTTCTGCCTGCCATAGGCTGTGACAGCATTACTTTTCTTACATTACACATTTTAATCCTCCGCTCCTGTAATATATTCATACTCCGACTGTGTTATTTTTCCGCTTTCCTTTAAGAACTCAATATATCAGATTGTTATAAAATATTTCTCGCCATAGAGCCTCTTAAGGCTTTTAACAAATACACTCATTATAAAACTCCTTCCCCGATTAACTGCTTTGTATAATCGTCAATAATACTGTTATAAGTTTCATCTGTAACAGGGGAAACATTCGCTGGGTCAGGATAAATCTTTGACAGTTCCTCATATTCCGATTGTGTTATCTCAACCATATCAACTATGGTAATAAATCTGTCTTTGTTTCCATCTGCTGTCTGATATGCCCATTTTCCGTCTGACGATATAACTCCGTCTGCTTCCGCTTCACTGCAGGTTATTAAACAGCCGTTTTTCTGCAGTCTGCAATATAAAGGATTTTTCAGGACATCTAATATCCTTCCGTTATTTATTAATTTATAAAACATATTCACTCCTTCCTAACGGATACACAAACCGACTGCCACTCCAGCGCCAGCCACCGCAAAGCTGTGGCTGGCGCTGCCGTCCGAAAAGACGAAAACAAAGCGAGTCGAATTGCCCGAATAAGCTGAACGCAACCACCAACCGTCAGCAGACCCATTTACTTTCTTAATTCTACTAGCGTTATCTGTAAATATCGGATACTTTGTACCCTCGCCATTACCTATTGTGTAAGAAACACTATCAAGTACTTCTGCTTCTGCTAATAGCCATACGTTATAGCTTGCTTCGCTAAGTGAGCCTGCTTGATTGTATGTCGTATAGCATTTCTTTTTAACAGGTGCTACTATAGCCTTCAAATCACTAGGCAGTTTATTGTAGATATTAGTTTCTACATATGTTTTCATTGCTGACGCAGGATAGCCACCTGTGTTAATACTGCTACTGTTCATTTTAGAGATTGTGTTTAAACAATTCTTCATCACAAGTGTAATTGGAGCAGTTACGCCGTCTGAATATGTATCGTGGTTAAAACCTGCAATTTGTAACTGAATAATTTCGCCAGTGGTCAAAGTCACATCTTTAATATCACCTACAGCCCAGTAGTTAGACAGTATAAGTTTGCCACTAATAGCTGCCTGTACCATATCGTGTATCTGTCCCCAAGTGCCACTTGCGAACGGTACAATTTTAACCGGTACGCCCACAGTGACCGTTGCGGTTTTGGTCACTCCGTTTTCTGTATATGATATTGTTACAATCTGATTTCCTTCTGATGTAAATGTTTTCGGAGAATAAGTATAACCGTATACCTGTTTTACTGCTCCATGGTCATATGTCGCCTTAACAACCATTCCTGCAGGGTCAAAGCTATCACCTATTTCATATGACATCTTTGTTGGATTTGTTGTTATGGCTATGCTTATTAACACTGGCTTTTTAACAGTAACCCTTTTCATTGTTTTCCCAGGAGATGGAGTTATTACTAAAGGCTCGCCTTCCCAGTAAACCGTCTTTTCTTCCTCAGGCTTTCCGCCGCCTATCATATTGATTACATTTCCCATTATGTCACCTGCTCTTTCTTGATGTTAACTACAACTGCCACCGTTGGTTTGGTTGTGCAATGGAATGTAATGCTGTTAGCTGTTGCAACATCATCTGCGTATATTCCTGCTTCGGTCCATACTTTATACTGTGACGAATCGGGATAGGCTGTGTAGACATACCCACTTGTAGGGATATTGCTTACAGCCACTATCTGCTTAAACCCATCACCGTCTGCCTCCCAACCATCTATGGTTAGAGTTGCAGTGATGACCTTTATTGCAGGAATTGTAATATATCTAATACTCCACTTATTGTTAATACAAGTAATTATTCCGTTCTGTCTGGTAAGAGTGTTCGGGTCTGCCCAAGTAAATACATGATAATCCTCACCACCTCTTCCTATAAGCGGAATAAAATATTGTGATGCACCGTCCACTTTACAATACACAACTTTTCCAGTTTGATACGCCGCTTCTATTTCGGCATTGGTCGTAGTGCCGAAAGTTGCAATAAAAATCTCATCAGGTGCTGACGTAAGAAATCCACTGTCATTATTAAGTTGACTTGTCTTAGTTGGTAAAGTGGTTCGTGTTATCTTCCAGGCGCTTTTTGTTGATGAACTAAAAAGAAGTTCTAACGTAATCTGTTGAAAATCAACGGGGCTATTACTTATTCCCTGTGAGAAAGATGATTTAAACATCAAATCTCCCCCTGTAAAACCAGTCGCAATAACTAATGGCAGAATTAAATGCGCTCCTGCATTAACTATGCAATACACATCTTTACCCTCATTATAGGCGGCATAAATTTGCTCTGGGGTTTTATCAAGCGTAGTGGTTGTATCAGACGCATTTACCGTTGCATTAACATAAAATGTAGGTTTGTAATCAGATGATAATGCACCTACATCTTCAGCAGTACTAGGAATAGTTGGTTTGTTTGTGAGGTCGTTATAACTTCCCGATTTAGCAACAGCAGATAAATCATCAGATTTAGCATATCCTGCAAGACTTTGATGCTCTTTTAAAAATCCCTCATCATTCTCCAATTCAGACAGCTTTGTCGGAATACCTACAAAACTAGATATATCCTTTGCCAACTCTTGTATTTGTTCCGTTGTCAGGTCATCATATGTAAATGGATCACCTTTGTCGCCCTTTACTCCTTTAGGGACTACCAAATCATAGGTGGTGCCGTCAGAAAGATTTATTGTATAAACTTTATCTCCATTCGCTCTTTCTTCCTTATAGACAACACTGGTTATCCCAACACCATCATTGCCAGGCACTCCCTGCACACCCTGATCTCCTTGTTCACCTTTAGAGCCAGTATTGCCTTGTTCACCTTTGTCTCCCTTATCCCCTTTATCACCTTTGTCGCCTTGGTTACCTTTTTCACCTTGAGGGCCTCTATTAGCTGTAAAGGTATAGGTTTTCTCATTTGTAAGAGTTATTAGGTATATATTATTACCTGCTTCATCGGTGTTTTTAAGCGTTATCGAGGCAATACCTACTCCAGTGTCTCCTTTATCTCCTTGTTCACCTTTGTCACCCTGCACTCCGGTATCACCTTTATCTCCCTTGTCGCCTTTTGCCCCGGTATCGCCCTTAGGACCAGTCGGTCCTGCAGGGCCTGTATCACCTTTGGGACCAATATCACCTTTCGGGCCTTGTGGTCCTCTCATAGAAACTTCTTTCATCTCCAGTTCTACAGGTGTAACAATTTCCATTTCAATGCTCATTTAATAATCACCTCGCTTAAAACCTCACCTATGTTTACCTGCTTAGTGTCTGTTCCTTGTACTTTAAAATCATCAACAAACATTACCCTTGCCTGTATCCCCACATTCGTATCGGGAAAAGCAAGACTCTCTGCCTGAGTAACCGGAAAGTTAAAAACTCCATTATCGCTGTCATAAGTGACTTCTCCACTTCCGTCAGAGCGATACATCTTACTGATGTTATGAATCGTAAACTCTATAGCTTTGACATCTGCCATCACAACCGATTTGATTTTCAGCGAGATATATCCCGCATCGCCTCTGGTCATTAGCTTCATACTCATGCCTCCTTTCTCTTTTTTCTAATAATAAAACAATAAGCCGAGGACTTTCTAACCCTCGACTTACCATACTTATTCAGTTTCATCCCATTCAGAAAAATCTTTTATGGTTCCATCCGCATATTCCCATACGCTTCTGCCATTAACACTTATCTGAGATATTCTGCTTGTTATCGTACTTCTTTCACTGGTATCCGCCACCTGATAAGCACCTTTATAGTAGTTTGATAGGCTGCTTCTTACTGCGCTCATTGCCTGACTTTCAGACTTGCCCTCGTCAATATACTTCTGATATCTGCTTTCAGCATCTCTTTCTATTGCCTCAAGAGCGCTTTGGGATTTATCCTTATCCTCAGAAAGCAACGCCGCATAATTGCTTTTCCTGTTAACATCATCAGGATCAGCATACATAAACTTATCAATAAGAGCCTTACCTTCCTCAGGAAATGCAGCTTTGATTGTAGTTTCAATTTCCCTCACAATATTTGCGGCCGGTATTCCAAATATCTCACCAGAGTGAAGTGCAAGCTGTCTTATGCAGTATTCATATGTATACTTGGCATCTTCACCCTGCTCATAGGTTTTCTGCAACCTTTCAACATCTTTATATATTGTTGCAAATGCTGCCATATCCATTCTGGCAACATCATATCCTGAAAACAGTGAGTATATGTCCCTTGTAAAAGGTAGCATATTAAGCGGATTAGCATTATCAAGTATATTAAGTGCTGTATACTTCAGATACTTCTGAAGCGGCGTAAGGTTTTTATCTTCATCGTCATCGTCACCGGTATAAGCATCTCTTAAATAGTCTGCAATAGCAGCAGCGGCCGATACCCCCACAGCATTAGTTATAAACACAGGAATCAATGTAGCCATTCTTTTTGTTGCAGCCTTTTTATCTCCTGATGACCACTCTTTTGCTGTCTTGATGGTTTCAGTACGCATCATATTGAATGTTGTTGTTGGCTCAGCCATGAATGATGTCATCATCTTCATAAGAGTATCATCGTTCCTCATTATCTGAGACCTTGATAACATACTGTCTACAACCTGTGTTCTATAGAATATATCTCTCGCTCTTTCATTGCATTTATCCCAGAACTCCTGCGATCCGGACTCGATGTCCGGATTGTTTTTCTCAACTTCCTTTTTAACAGCTTTCCAAATATATGACCAAGTAAAATCATCAGCTTTTCCGTATGCGTTCATAAACAGCTTGTCAAGCTTACTTTCCTGTCCGAGGAGAATCTCCTTCATTGACGGCGCAACATCCGTCTGATAAAAACCCCACCCTTTCCATTTGGCAATTGGGCAATGTTCCTGCATTTCCTTTATAGCAGGCTTGCCCTGTGCTGCTATCAGATACTTAGGATTAATCATCATTGCCGACCTTACAATGGCTGTAGGCTGCTGAACGAAAACTCTGAAGTTAAATCCTATTTTAGCCTTCTTGTAATTCGCAAGCAGCCTATTGGGAATCTTTGCATCCACTTTGTCTTCACGCTTATTTGCGTTGTTAAGGTCTCTCATAAGCTTGTTGATGTAGTTTGTTGCTTTATCACCATAAGCACGTCTTATCTGTTCCTTGACTGTGGTTCCATTATAGTACGTTTTGTCTCCGCCTCGCTGCTTGTAGTTATATATTCTCTCAAAATCCAGCAGTGCCGGTGCCAGCGCATTATACATACTCATTTCTGTTATATGTCTAGTCACAACATTAAATATGTCATCGAGCATAATAGGATTGTTTGCTCCCGGAGTTAAAGCTTTTGTAAAGCCGGCAGTCCATAGTTTTGGCATAAGTTCAGCCTTATCGGTCTGTCTACTCTCAAGGAAATCTTTATCAGATTTCATAGGGAAGTAATTAGGATCTTCAAATTTCTTATAACCATGTATCTTCATTGAGGTTTCATTACCCCACGCAGCACAATCTTCGGCCATAAACTTCTGCAATTTATCTGCAATATTCTTTTCTTCCTCTGTTAAGCTATTTATTATTCTGGCTGCATCGGTATAAGTAATTTGTTTTCTTTTATCATCTATAATGCCTTGTGTCTTAAACTTCTTTTTGTATTTAAGGCTTGTAGGCACAATTCCTCCCTTTGTAATATGTTCAACGGCCTCCGGACGTTTCATGAGACAATACAAGCTCATTACTTGAGACGGCAGCAGTTCCACAGTTTCTTTTGATTCCAGCTTAAACTTTGCAGGTTTCATTTTATCATTAGATAGCCGATTCAGTGTTTTCTTGGCAGCCACGCCCTGAATGTATTCCATAGCCGTATCAACATTGCGAATATGCTTGTCAAATCCGTCAACTACAGATCCAAACACTTCCTTTGCCGTTCCTCCCATAACTTCAAAGAAGTCAACAGGTTTAACATTGGAACTGTTAAGGAAATCGTCAAACATTTTAAAGAATTCGCTTCTGTGCTTTTTATCCTTTATCTGCATAGTTTCTGAGATTATGTTATCCGCAGCCTCTGCTCTGGTCTGCCTTATATTATCAGAGAATGTTCGATTAATGTTTCCTATGCCGTATCTTACAGCCTTGAGTAGCGTTTTCACGTCCTGCAGCTCGCCATTGGTCAGACTGTCAAGTCTCCTGCCATCAAGATCCTTTGACAGCTTTTCGGCAAGGTCTGTTATAAAGCTGTCTACAACTATATCGCTCTCACCGCTTTCAGCAATTTTCAGAAGCTCTGCATTTAAGTTTGCGAAATTAAGCATTCTTCTTGACATATGCCCATACTTTTTCGTCCATGCGTCTGTTCTTGTAGTCGAAAAATCAAATCCTGCAAGCATCCTAGCTATAGCTGACTGATAGCCTTCCGGTATATGCTTCATATCTGTAGGGGATAAAAGCATACCTGTAAGATATTTAACATCTTTTTCAATCTGCATTTTAACGCCTCGCCTGTCAGTTCTTGCTCTGGTGTCTGCAGCACGCTGTTCATATTTCGCTTTCTGCCTTGCAAGCTGCTCTTTTGCTTTGTCTCTCTGAGCTGTCAGCTTCTGATTGTGTTTTTTCCTCTGCTCTGCCATTCCCTGCTGATATTTTTCTTTATACTGCCGCTTGATAGCATTTATCTTTTCCTTATTCTTTGCTTTTTCCTTAGCTATCTTTTCTGCCTGCTGCTGTTTTTTCTTGTCTGCAAAGGTAACCATTTCATTTGTCTGTGCAACTTCATTGGCTATTTCGGCCGCAAGCATATCTGTTGCATCAGTAAGGTCAAAGCCAAACTCATTAACATAGTCCTCACTCAACGCCTTTGTGATTTCCGCAAGCCTTACACCCTGCTCCGGCTCAGTGAGTTCAGCATCAAACAGTTCCGGATAAACTTCTGCCCATTCCTGCCATTTTTCATCAAGGTATATTCCGTTATCAGATGTATTCACTCCTTTATTTATTCTTTTGTATTCAGTATATGAACCATACACATATGCTACTTCTTGCTTTTGTGTTTCAGACAATGCAACCTTGCTACTCTTTATATCTTTTAGAATTCCCTTAGCATAATCGGATATTTCCTTATTGTATGTACTGTTTGTTATGATATCGGTGGCAATGCTTCTCGCAACATCCCATACCTGATCCGCTTTGGCATCTTTCTCTGCCATATAGCCATACAGGTTTGTGAGCGCGTTTATCAGCTGCTCCTTATCAACCTTTGAGCTGTATTCTGCACGCAGTCTGTTCACATACTTATTAATCTCGCCTTTATCCGGTATACGACCCTTTGACAGCCTCATCTGTTGTTTCAGGTCTGCAACAAGCTGTTTATATTTCTTGTTCTCTCTGAGTAGTTTCTGAGTGCTGCGGTCAGTTTCCTTGATGGAGAACCTAATGTCCTTATCCGTAGTAGGACTTGTATTGTCTATATTTTTAAACTGATTAGACTCAAATGTAACATAAACATTTGACTTTATAGTTCCTACTTCTGCATTTCCATAACCGCCTTCGTCATATACATTTTTAAATATTACACCATCATAGTCTGCAATACCTTCATCAACCGCATCTTCTGCCATAGAAACTATATCAGCTGTTGAAGTTCTCATCATTCCATCTTCTTCAAATGGAGATAATCCTGATATCTCCATAAGCTCATCAAGATTGTCAACCTCAATATAATTAATGGGTATTCCGGAGAACTTTTCATTATGTGCATCTATAATAAGTGGATTGGTTATATTAAGATACCCCTCATACATACCATCATTGTTTGTGTATGTTCCAGCCAGTTCTTTGCTGTCGGAATAGTAATTCTGATTCTTATTAAAGACAGTAAATCCTGCTGAAGGTGTACCATGGTATACTGCTATAAGCCTGCCCTTTTCGTCCCTTACCTTACTATTTTTAAAGTATTCCTGCTGTTCTTCTGACAATACATTTCCTTTATTATCAACCTTAAAGGAATAACGGAAATTAGAGAGTTCGGAGACGTGAGGATTTTTACCTTCCTCAAAATATGCAGTAATATCCGCTAAGACTTTATTGGAATGAGTTCCTTTCGGATACTTTGTGCTGGAAACAGTTTTACCGTCAGTAGTGTCTAAATCCAGCACCACCTCACCATGCTGCTTGCTTATATAATCAGATAATATCTCCTTTTGTGCCTTAGTAGGCATTACAGACATATTTATTCCATTGATTTCAGGACTAATGCGTATATTACCCTCAGACATAAACTGAACCATACTGCCACTGTAATCTTCTCCACCATAGTCCTCACTCAATGCATCTCTAATATCTCTATGATCCACATATCGAGAGCCTCCCGGTCCGCCTTCATGTCTGCCTGAGAAATCAAGCTGTTTACCATTGGCAGTAACATATCCTGTTTCCGACCATTTGCGTGTATACCCGAAATACTCGCTTGCATCTTTGATATGTTGCTTTTTCTCTTCATCTGTATACTCTTTAATAGAGTATCTGATATCTTTATTTATTGTAGGGTTCGCATTATCTACATTTTTAACCTGCTCAGAATGCAGTGCAATATATGCTTTTGTTTTTCTTCCGAAACTGCCTTTATCTTCTTCCAGAATAACTCCATCATATCCTTTTGCCTCAAGGTAGTTAGTTATAATCTCCTTGCTTTTTGCCGACAATGCATCAGCTTCAGCTGTCCATGCCTCTATTATTTTATCCTCGGCCTCCCAGACTTCCTCAAACTTTGGATCGTTATATATATCACTTCTGCTCGCATTAGGATTCTTTCTCCTATATTCTGTGATATACTCTGTTAAAGCAGCTTTGGCATCTTCAAATTTCTTCTTATAGTCAATGTCTAATTTCCTGTACTCATCACTTACCTGTTTGTACTCAGCACTTTCGCTCAGCATCCTGTCAAATTCGCCTCTATCTGCAGCAATAAGAGGATTTGTAATGTTAGCATACAAAGGCATCTGCTTATTTCCCGATAAACCAATATCATTTTCAGTCGGTTTCAGGAAGATACCATACGGCGTTCCACTATCTCCAGAGCCTGCGCCTTCGTGTTTTGTATCAAATACTGTAAAGTCGTTTCCGGTCTGATGATATAAAACCATAAGCTTGCCATCTTTATCTCTGACTTTGCTGTCCTTGAAATATTCCCGCTGTCTCTCGGATAAGCTATTGTCGTTGGAATCTTCTTTTATTGAGTATTTCTCATTGCTTTTTTTGTCTGTTTCTGATATGCTTTTATTAGAAACAGGACTGATGGCTGACCCCTGTCTGCCTTTCGAGGTAGTCATGCCAGCACCGGTAGGTTCTGTTTTTTTATTGAATTCAAATTCAGAACCATCCGGCATAAGTATTCTGTGAACGTGATATCTGTTTTTACCACCTACCTTTACAACTGCTGCCATATAGCCACTCGTACCATTTATCACAACGGGAGCTGCTATTGTAACTGTGTCAATCTTTCTTTTTTTATGGTCAATATGTTCATCTATTACCCTACCTCGCTTCAGTACTTGAGGTAGCGCTTTGAATGCTGCAAATTCACCGTCTGTGTACAAATACTTTAAACTTCCCGTAACTTCATCTTCTCGCAAAATTATATGTCCAAAGTCCTGTCTATCGATACCGTCCTTAAATTTTTTGTTGTAGTCATTCATTATGACCTTGGCTTTTTCAGAGCGGTTCAAGTTCTTTATGCTTTCATATTCCACATCCGCAACAGGTTTCATATCCTTGAGTTTTTCCATATTCGCCCGCAATTGCTTCTTAATAGAACTATCCTCACCTTTTTTAGAATATTTCACACTGCTTTCGTTCGCGTTTGCTCCTGTCTCGGCACTTGCATAGGTTTCTGAAGCCTTGTTTAACGCATCTATGTATATCTTTCTTACGCTCTCGGCCCTCTGCTGGTTCTGCTTTGCAAGCTGCCTCATATCTTTTGATACCTTGGACAGGTCATTTCCTGTAAACATAGCTTTGATATTTGCAATTATGCTGTCAATTACATCAATAAGCTTCTGCAGGACAGACTTCTGCTGCTCTATGCTGTAGCCTGATTTATCAGTAAGCCACTGAGCAAAGCTTTCTGCGCCCTTGTCATTTGAAAACAATCCTGCAAGAGCATCGGCAATAAATTCTTCCTCTGCCGTAACCTCATCACCATATCTCTGCTTCTTGCTTTCAAGAAGCTCTGATAGGGACATCATACCTTTTTCTTCCGCATACCACGAAAGAACCGCATCTCTAAGCTCCTTTGCGCCCTCTTTATTGAGTGCATAGGTATAGTGTGTGAGTTCATGTGCCAGCGCCTGTCCCAGATTATCACTGTCAAGTGAAAGCTCCAGCGTTCCCATTGCTACATTAATCGCACCGTTAAGCTGTACATTTGCTCCGTCCACAACCCTATGCAGCTTTTCTGCAATAGTAACATCAAGCCCTGTCTTTTCAGCCAGCGCCTTTGCCATATTCTTTTGTGTTTCGGATAACTTATTACTCTTGTCCTCTGCCTTGCTTTCGCCTTTCTTTGCAATATCAGTTTTGGCAGCAACTCTTTTTTCTTCCGTTATTCTTGCAGCTTTAATTCCTGCAAGGTATGCATCTCTTGCAGCATTGGCAGTCAGATACTCTTTCCATGCGCTGTTTATCTTGTTTGCCCAAGTAAAATTGAATCTTTTAGGATTGCTATACGCTATTTTACCTGCATCATAGAAAGCATTAAAAGCAGCCGTATAGCTGCCTGCAGATACAGTTCCTGTGTAGTCTGCAGCAAGTTTCTCAGCGACTTCACCAGTATATTTTCTGACGCTCTTTCTGAATGTAGCAACATCTGCAGGAGATGTAATCATCACAGGAGTTTCTACTATAGTTCCGTCACTGGCTCTGAAACTGCCACCATTCTCAGCTGCAATTTCACTCTCAATATCAGCTCTCATATTCACAGCCATATTATATGTCGCATTTGCAGCATACTGAGTAATCTGTTTTCTTGTACTTTCGTTGTCTGCAGGAAGTGCAAAACCTGTTACATTTTTAAAAGCGTCCTTTGCTGCATCATTACCCTGAAAAACTTCTGTATCAGTATAGTTTGCTGTTCCAGCAACAATCCTTCCTATAGACTGCGCATACTCATCTGCCTGAGTTTCTTCCACCCCCTGTTTAAGAAGTACAGCTTTCGCCTGCTGTGCCGCATTGCTTTCTCTGCCTGCTGCAATTCCTTTAGCTCTCTCAACATCTTCCTCATCAAAACCTTCCTGTGCTTTTCTGAATGTTTCATTATCGAGCGCATTTCTGTATATATCATTATACTGTTTCGCTGCTCTGTTATCCGCTGCGGCGTTTTTCTTGACAAGGTCATAGAATTGCCCCGGGAGTATGTTTTCGCCCCTCTGGGACTGATTCAGAAGCTGATTTGCATAGCTGTAAGATTCACTTGACTCATCAGATTTAAGGCCTTTATTAATTTCTGCTTCCTGCTGCTGACGGCTCATATTACGTCCAGCTCTGTATTCTATAGCCTGTCCTCCGCTACCCATAATTCCGCCTAAGGCTGCACCAATAACATAATCATACGCAGAATCTTTCCAATACTGCGGATTGCCGTACTGTTTCAGAGCTTTATCATCATATGAAATTCGCTGTATAATAGGATTAACTGCATCAGCTATGACTTCTTCAAAACCTTCTTCATTGGCAGCAAGGCCAGCTTTAACTGCATGATAAAGCACATTTTGTCCTTTATCAGTTTTGACAAAACGTTTTGCTGCATCAGTTATCTTCTTTGCGGTTGTTTCAGACACTCTGTCCAGTGCACCTTTTCCTCCATAAATAAGCTTTGAACCTCCTGAGAACAATCCTTCTGTTCCTATTTCCACACCTGCAGATAAGCCACCATAGAGTCCCTGCTGTTTAAGATCAGCGCCTGAATTTGCAGCCTGTTCTACAGAACTTCCAAATGCTCTAACGCCCATAGGCAGGAGTGAGAGTCTGCCTCTGCCTAATGTCACAGCTCTGTCAAGACCCATCATTACGCCCTGCGATGCAATATCTATTCCTACCTTTCCAAGCTTACCTGTTCCTTTTTTGGCCGTATCTATATACTCGCTCCCCTCTCTCAGAAGCTGAGAGCCTTTTCTTTTCTGAGGATTCTTTTCTTTTGTAAGCCCTGTCACGTCTCCAAGATATTCGCCAGCTCTGATTATGCCTCCAAGCCACTCACCCATGGCGCCATTTGTTATGTAATCAAATCGGTTCCACTCGTCCTTATCTTTTTTCAGTATGTAATCGCCAGTAAAGTAATCCTTAACTCTTTCAAAAGCAGTCTTTTTCTTTCTCTGACTTCCGCTACGACTTGTAAATGACTGCTGGCCCTTACCGAACTTGCCGTAACTACCACTATGTTTGACTGTTTTCCTCTCATTGCGCATATAGTTCCTGCTGGCCTGCTGTCTCTTATCATTTGAGCTGCTTGCTTTATTCTTTTCTCTGCCTTTAGCTGCAGCTTCTTCATCAAGCTTTTTGCGGTCATTGTTTTTGAGATATTCATCATATTTTTTTCTCTGCTTCTCACCTTTTTTATAGTTCTTAACAAAATCGCCCATAACGTCTCCTATTTCCATCTATATGTGTCCTGAGTATACTTGTTATATCCGCCTTTATCTCCTGTACCTTTGCCTGTTTTATTGGCGGTTGCATATGTATGATATAATTCTTTACCCTTAGCTTCTGAAACCTTACCACTTTTAATAAGTGTCTGTACATAATCATATAACTTATCATTACTTTTATATGACCTGCAGGCTTTCTTTATTGAAGCGAACTCACTACTGTCAGCAGTCCCTCCGGAACCTTTATATGTGGTGGATTTGCTTCTCCTTCTGCCCGAGCCACCACTTCTGCTACTACCCGAGCTAGAGGCTTTTTTTAATGCAAGGTTATAGTTGAGCTTATCCATCTTTTTATTCCATTTGAACTGGTCTTCATCTAATTTCTGAGCTTTCTTGCTAAGGTTAAGATTATTCTTGTTGTAATAATCATTGTTATAAGTATCTGCAATATCTGCCAGCATACTATATCTGTTGTTGAAAGCAGTTTCTCCTTTGTCGTACTGGTCAGAATATACTCCATACAGGAATTCTCTGTCTGTGTTATAGTCTGCTACCTTATCTCTGTACTCACCATATTCGTTGCCATACAAAGTATTTGCTGCATTAAATGCAGTATTGAGCTGGTCCCCCTCAAGCTGATACTTGTTTAAAGCCATGCCATAAAGCTCGGGTATCATCTCATTAAGCTGCGTAAGATATCCGTTATACGCCTGCTGGCCTACATTCTGAGAATAGGTGCTACCATATCCCCCTGTAAGCCCCGCAGCTGCTCCCATAGTATCAGCCATAGCCTGCTTACCTAATGCCGTATACTGGTCCTTATATTGCTGCCACATCGGATCTGATGTTAAATCATAGGAAAAGTCAGGCCTGTTCATTATCTGGTTGTAGATAGTATCAAGCTGTCCTTTATATGTAGACTGGAAATCTCCCGGCTTATTAGCAACAAGATTATCATAATCACCTTTTGCTGAAACAACATTCTTGTCTTTTGTAGGCTGATAGCCATTCTTGGCTGCCTCCCTCAACGAAGCTGTCACCTGATGAGGTATCCCGGAGATATCTTTCCATTTCTTTGTTTTTGACTGTGAGCCGGTTCCACTCGAAGAAAATCCTGTGGATTTAAGTTTGTATTTAGGATTCGGATCACTTTTAAGTTTATTTTTTGACTTGTTTTTGTTTTTCGCTGTGCTCATTGCCTTTCTCCTCAAATTCTTTAACTGCAGCAAGGTATGCCTCAGCCTCACTTGCTCTCTGAAGCATTGCCTGTCTGCTTACCTCGGAAAAAACATCTTTTATAGCGGCTTCAACCAATACCGGTGCCAGCCCGCTTTTATTAATAGCATTAACAACTTTACCTTTAAGTTCGTCCATAATTAACGTAACCGGTTTAACCGGCATACCTTTAACAGCTTCTCCTTCACATTTTTTCACTTTTCATCACCTCAGCTTTCTAAAATATCAATACGTTCTTTCAATGCATCTATCTCTTTTTTATGTTCTTGAATGAGTGCAAGCATAGGCGGAATAATATATCTCATTTCCCAGTTCCTTGGCTTGCCCGTTTCTCTGTCAGCAGCTATCGGATAAACATTATTGACCTGTTCAGCTATAAACCCTATGCAGTCTATACCATATCGCTGGTCATTTTCGTTTAAATAATCATCTTTGTATTTAAATTGATATACCTTAATATCATACAAATGGTGCGGATCTAATTCCTCATTTTCCACTGGTTTAATATCGTGCTTGTACCACATACTTGAACCTGAAGAATAACCCAACTGATATGGCGAAGTAGCTGCCAGTCTGGCATTAGGATCTCCCGAAATATTCCCCGCGTTTGATACATACAGTTTACTTGCATAGATATTATCGCCAGACTCATAATATTGAGAATGCGTATGACTAGAAAGGGCATACCCAGATAAATAACTGCTAATATCTGATGTGGTAATAACAGATGATCCATTAACCTTTATACTAGCACCAGCACTACCACCAACGGTTATAGCACCAGCAGAAATATTTGTAGTATGGCCAGTCGAAGAATTTATAAATAACAACGCATTGGCACTAAATGCAGCTCTTTCGTTTGTACCAATTGATTGCATAGCATTAGGAGATATTGTTGTAGAAAGTTTAGGTCCACTAAGCTTGATAATGCTCGTAGCATCTGAACTAGTCGTAATGTCAACACTCCCACCAGTAATTGTCAGGTCATTAGCTGTTAAACTTCCACTCCATATCGCAGTGTCTGTAATTGTAGTTCCATATTTTCTTATAAAGTTTGATGTGTCGGGTATATCATCAGTTGTAGCAAGATTATCAGGTTTATTGTTTATGTTGTTCCAGCTGATAACTGCATTTTCACCCATAGTAATATTCTCACCGACTACAAGGCCCTTAACAGTAGCATTGGTGCAATCAAGTACAGTGCACTTTACATTACCTGTTATATCTGCATTTTCCGCTTTCATATTTCCTGAAAGGTCCACAGTGAACTTGTTATTAATATTCAAAGTTCCACCTGTGATATTGGCAGCCGGCATATAAAGCGCGCCGTTATTTATATAGGCAACCTTTTCCGCGTTCTGCCAGAATGCAATCTCATCAGCTGTGTATGTCGCAAGCAGATTGCTCCTGTCGAGCACTGTCTGACCATTTGCATCAACCTTTGTGGCAAGTTCACCAACTCCAACGCCGTACACAGGCAATGAATTCTCATCGTAATATAAAAGGCCGGTCTTTATGAAATTGTGTGAGCTAACAGTAATATCGCCGAACTCACCTGTAATGCCTGATGTATACCTATAAAGCTGCGTTATTCCTACAGGTGTTCCCTCTATATCCACAGTCGCCTTCTCAAAGTAATCTCCAAATTCTGATTTTGCAACATAATCTCCGGCCATAGAAAGCTTTATCTTCTCACTGTTTTCAACCGTATACTCCGCAGTCTTTATGATTAATGACCTCATTGCTGAATAGCTTGCGAGTATATCGGCCTTTTCTTTTGCGCTTGCTTCCTTATCGCCCAGCACTGACAAGGCTTTCTCCGTATCTCTCCATATCGCCTCAGCGGTAGTGTTGGCAAAATTGAGATTGATTTTTTCTGCCAGCTGATGCAGATATGAGTTCACCTGATCCAGTTCCGTAAACCTGTTGGGATAATCAGCCTTTATCATTTGATATCACTTCCTATCTCAAGTATTTTTGCAATAGAATATAAAGTCATACCGCCTTTGCCCTCAAGTTTGATTTTCATATGATCACAGCGCCTTGGAGGAACAGGAAGTGTAAATGTCTTAATGCCCTTGCCTGTCATTCTGCCCTTGAGCTGCCATATACCATCTGAGTCATACTGAATAGAAACTCCCACCGTAGCAAATGTCTCAAGATTTATACGAATATTAAACCTGCTTATATACTTGTTATCCGGATATGAGTATCCGATATTGCCTGTTTCAGCAAACCACTCAAAATCATCTTCCAAACTTCCCTGCTGTCCTGTTATGCTCATAAGCTTCTTTGTATCAGCATCTATGTAGTACAGGTCCTGACCGTTCTTTGCAAACCCGGAAGCCTTTATGCCATCTTCCTTGCTCCATATTCCCTTTTCTGTATCGAATACAAACATCTCGGAAACACCTGCAGCATTCTTCATAGTCATATAAAGCTTATCTCCAAGCGTACCTCCGACTGCATCAGAATACATAATACTGCCAAAAGCATCACTTACGGACTGTGGCAGTGAGCCGTCATATGCACATACATCTATAGGTGATTTGTAATAAACCACTTCGTTTACAATCGTCAGTGACCTTGCGCTGCCTTTCTGCACACCGCGCAGCTGAGTTTCCACAATCTGATGCGCTCCTGTATTTGACGGATATACCTTGTGAACACAGTTTTCTTTGAAGAACAAAGGATATCCCATATGTGTAATAGCTCCGGTCCATACACCGTCAGAACCTACAGATGCGGCATAGCTGTCAGTTGATACGCCCTGATAACATTCCCAGTTCTTGAAATCGCCCAGCTTGCAGCAGTAGATTTCATTTACTACCTTGCCGTCAACAACGCCATACTTGCAACCCCACAGCCTGTTTCCTGCCTCTGTGATATAATCCATTGCCGGGACTCTCCTTTTTACTGTGAGTTCCCCTGCATTAACAGTTGTCTGTGTGTAGGTCTGATCAAGCAGCCCGATTACAACAATATAGTTGTCGCCTTTATCAAACAATAGCTTTGAGCCGTTAAGCTCCTTTACCTGCTTTTTCAGTTCGTCAGAAACCTGCTCCCCTGTTGCCTCACAGCCGGCTATATAGACTCCATCACCTGTTTTAAAGCCCTGTCCTATACCGTTTGCACTTATCTTCGTGTAAACAGTTGCAACCTGTGACCACATAGATGAATTGGCTGCATATATTTTGAGCACATGAGTACTTCCCGATGTATCAAGCCATATGTCACCGTTTTCAGGACTTTCAGGTGCAGTCTTGCCTGTTGTCTTAACATTGTAGGCTTCACCGTCAGGCCTGCATATTGAAAAGGTTACTGATATACCTGCAGCATTGCTCCAGCTGTTTTCAAGGTAACCATACTCCGTAAGATCCTCAGTGTTTATATAGAACTTATCCGGCCATATAACAAGGTATGCGCCCATACCTATCATCATTTTATCTGTGTCCGTAAGTACTATGCCTTCTATTTTTTCATTGTTGTAATAAAGGTCTGTGCCGTCAACCCACGCCAGAGCATCTTTTGCAACAATGCCATGCGGCTTTGTCATTTGAAAAACACTGCCACGTTTCTTCCTTGTGGTAAGCAACGGGTATGCATCAGACGACAGGTTCTTCATATCATAAAACTGTCCGTCCTGTATTCTGAGGTTGTGGTTGTATCCCATAAATTCCTCACAGTACATTCTCTGTGTTGCCACTTCATTAAGCTGTGGAAACAGCATATGCTTCACCTCCTACCATAGTTTCACCTTCTTGGCAATCGGCATATGGTGCCGTATATACCAGTTGCAATATTCCTCCCATTTGCTCTGAAACAGTATCAGCGCATTGTTATATCTTGCTGTTTCACCATTGGCTTTACCTATCTGCGCTTCCAGATACCATCTGTACAGGTCAGAGAACATATCCGGAGCAAGCAGCTCTGTATCGTCATACTGTTCAACATCATATTCGCCCATTGATATTTGCTCGTACCCCTCACAACCTGATATCACTTCATCGTAAATCTGCATGTCAAGATGTTTGAGCCACTGAATCTTGTCTATAGTCTCATAGGCATTTGGAGTCAGCTTATCAACCATATCTATCATCTCTTTAATCTTCATTTGCTTCTCCTAATAATAAAGGGAGCAAATAATGCTCCCCGTTCTGCTCTATATGAGCACTACTCATCAGTATCTTTAGTATCTTTGTCAGTTTTTGCTTCGATATAGTCTTCGGCTATATCTGTTAATCTCATTGATTCCCTGTAGATTTCAGCGACAGGTCTGGGAACTTCAACCTCTGTGCCTTTCTTAATCTGATAGTGCTTGCCATTCAGTGTAATAAGCACAAAGTTTTCCTCTCCTTTCCTTCCTCTAGGTATAAATAATCTTTCCTTGATATCCATAGGATTTACAGGCTTTGTTTCCTCCGCCTGTTTTTCATTGGTTTCTTCAACAGCTTTCATCTCAGCTTCTTTAAGTTTGGCTTTTAACCTAGCCTCTACTTCAGCTTCAACTTCTGCAGCTTTCTTAGCCTCAACTTCTGCAGCTTCATTAGTTGTCTTTTTCTCTGCCATGGTTTACCTCCTGATTAGTTTGCCTCTGTAACCTCATCTGAATACTCGGAGCAGGTTTCTACTCTGAGAATGTATTCCTCAATAAGTCTCTTGCAGGCAAACAATGATTTCCAGCCAATAGTTGACCTCTGGTTTAATGGGTCTGCTGTTCCGGCTGAACCTTTAGGTTTTACGATAACTTCTGTACCGCCGCCCTCAATATCGATTGTTGCGTATGCATCTTTACCGAGGAACAGGCTTGCATATACAGCAAGGTTGTCCTTCCCTGCATCTCCTGCGGAAATCTTATCTTTAGCTGCAATTGCACCATGCGGCTGCTTAACAGTAAGCTTTGCAGCACCTGCTGCGCCTGTAGTAACACCTACTACAACAAGCTTCGTATCACCAATAACTACATTAACTGGAACAGACGATGATGCTGATGCAATTCTGTCCGAAGAAGCAATTGCCTCATTTACTGCAACATCTGATGTAGCAGTACCGGTAGATGCTTCTACCGCAGTTTTAACTGTCAGCGTTTCAGCTCCCGATGTTAAAGGTTTGCCCTTAAATACCGCAGCTTCTGTTGACTCTACAAATCTGCAGCTGTGGAACTTACCGAGTTCTCCCTCAAATATCTGAGTTGAGCCTGCATATCTTGAAGCTTCTACCCATTCAGTATCACCCGAAATATCATACCCAACATGAGGGTGAATGATTGACACATAAGAGCCGTTAATCTTAGGTGCATTTACTGCTTTAAGGTCTGTTACAGCCTTTCTTACAAGCTTTCCTGTCATAAGGCAGTTCTTATCAAGCTGGTATCTCGAAACTGTTACAGTTTCTGTTCCGCCTGACACTTTTGGAGCATATCTTACCTGAGTACCTGCAATAAGCTCATTTCTTGCAATGGTATCAAGTGTAAGTCCTGCATTATCTCCATGCTTTTCTGTAACTTCAACGATTACAGGGTCCACTGCAGTTAATTCGAGTATGTCAGATACGGTAGTATAGTCACCGTACTGAGCAACCTCTGCCTCGATGTAGGAAACATTGAGAGTGTTACCGTCCGGTGTTACACCTTCTGTTAATGGTGTAAGCGCCTTCTTGAAGTTTGACCACTTTCTCCACTCAACCTTTTTGCCATTTCCTTTTGGAATAGGTCTCTTTAAACCAAACTGCGTATGCACAAGGTTAGGCTTAGCCGTTCTTATCAGCGCAGTCTTGTAAAAGGTTTTCATTTCAGGGGACAGGTCATTACCAACTGCATTAAGTAATGTTGTCTGAGTGTTCGGATCTGCAAATCTCTGCAGATTTAATGTGCGTAATATCTTCATAAATTCCTCCTATTCATCAGGAGAAAACTAGAATGTTATCTTTTCTCCTGCTGCTGCTCTTCTTTTGATTTCTTCATACTGTTCATATGTCAGTTTTGAAGGGTCTAATGTTCCTGCTGCGGAAGGAGCTCCGCCTTTGCCTTCGGCAGGTCTTGTCCCGGAAGCTACTGCTTTTGCCGTATCCTGCACTGCTCTGTTTGCTGCAAACTGCATTGCAGTTCTTGCAAATTCATCCTTATGGATAACCTCGTATGCCGTTCTCACGTCAATTCTGCCGGTTTCAATCAGCCTAGCAAAATCAGGGTTATCCATTTCTGTATCAAAGTCAAACTCCGGATAAACGGCTGTTGTACTTTGAATGTCAGCAGCAAGTCTTTCCATACTCTCGGCTCTTGCAGCCTCATACTCGGCTTCCTGTCTCTGCCTTTCAAGCATATTGTTCTGAAATTCGAGCTTCTTGGTCTGCCTCAGTACATTTTCATCAATGCCCAATGACATTGCTTCTTCTCTGATGTATGCTTCATCTTCCACAAGCTTTGAGGCAAGGTCCGTAAAGTCTATGGCATCAAAATCCGTAACATCTACTCCGTACCTTTCACCCAGCACTTCCATCAGAGGGTTCATTTTCTCGTACTTCTTGGATTCATTTTTAAATCTTCTCTTGATAGCAGCCTCTATCTCTTTTCCGAACTCGTCCTTATACTCACCCTTTATCAGTTCCTTGAAGGATTTTTTAGGTGGTTCTTCTGTTCCCGATGGTTCAGTGACCCGCTGTCCATCATTGCCTGCAGCGACCTGGCCGTTATCAGCTGCTCCTACACCTGCTGCACCGCCGGCATCTCCTGCAGCGGATCCTGCTGCACTGCCGCCTTCTGCAAATCTTTGTAGGTTTAATAAATACTTTTTCATATGTTCCTCCTGTGTTATAGTCACGACACTTTATTGTATTTATATATAAACACAAACGGCATACACTTTTCTAACCCTCCACTACAGTTGAAATTGCAACGTTTTGCGGATAGTTCTCTGAAAGTGTTACAAAACCTTGAAAGAAATAGTCCGTAATCTTATCTATTTCCTCATCTCTTTTTACCGAAATCTCTCCGGCTTCATCATTAAACTGCACTTCCCTTCCCGATGATGCAAGGGCTAAGTGCAGGGTATAAAAGAGGATACTTACAGAAGCACAGATTATATCGTATCCTATCTTTGCATACCCTGCGTGCCCGGTTATCTTAATGTTTATCGATTCAGGAGTTTCAGTTTTAACAACATTAATCAAAGTTTTACCTCGGCTGAGTTGTCGCCTGTGCTTCTGCTCTTGCTTTTCGTACAGTTCCGTGTTCTTTTCTCTGCACGTCACCTATATTATTCGCCTGTATACCAGAACTTCCGCCCGGAACACTCTGTGTTGCAGGAAGCTGAACACCCTGCATGGCTGCAAGCTGCTGAGCCATTGGGTCACCATACTGCACAGCCAGCTGAAGTGCTATCTGCTGTAGCTGCTGTACCATCTGCAGCAGTGTTCCGTTCTGCTGTATCTTCTGCATCACATCATTCTTCCCTTTAAACTCCATAACATCTAAAGCTGCAAGCGCCTGATCTGCCATTTCCGGATTAAAGAAACCCTTTGCGTACAGCTCTAAAGCAAACTCGTTATATGCAGTTTTGTTGTAAGGGCTCTCTTTCTGAGCATTGACTTCTACATCGAATACCGGCAGCCTGTACATATCCTCGCCGTCAGGATACTTTGTATCAAGCTGCTGTCTTACAAGCTTCTGGTTGGAATAGGTTATGAACTGTTCCTCACCATGTTTGCCCACTATTCTGAACTGTCTCGGCAGGCTGTAGAACTGCCTTATAAGCTCGATAACCATTGTGTAGATATCTTTCATACACCTGTATGAGCTCTTAATCATATCTCTTGACTGCTTGCCTGACTGTTCCTGCATTGCGGCAATAGCACTGGCAGCGGTTACACCGGATACTGAACCGCCATTATTAACGTCTCTGTTATGAGATGTTTCTTTCAGCTCATTCACCTTGTTGTCAAGTACGTTGAGAACATATCCTGGCAACGGTTTGTATGCAATAGGCACCGCTGTAGACTCATCAATAACTCCCTGCACATGAACTATCGTTTTTGTGAAGTCGCAGAACTCGCTCTCGTTTATCTGTCCATCTTCTCTAAAAAAGTATCTCGGTCTTGCTGCTATTATGCTGTTCTCAAGCACTGCCTGATCAAGTCTGTCTATGTATTCCTGCGGACTTCTGCAGACGTCTACAAACGAAAAGCCTGCAGGTGTACCCTCACAAGGGAAGCACGCATCAAATACAAACGGATACATTCCATGTTCATACCAACCGGTTTCTGCAACGCTCAGTCCTGCAGGAACTTCTATAAGCTCTCCTGTCTCCGGGTCAGCTGCAAGCTTTGTAGGTACTTCTGTGTCATTCTCTGAGGCGTACAGAACTATATCGTCAACATACTTGCAGAAGTGCAGAACTTTCTTTGTGCCAACAGTTTTCCTGTAGTACACATCTACGACCTGACTCATATCGCTTGTATCCACATTGTCATCATATACATATTTCTTGACAAGTTCTTCGTGCTTTCCGAGCCTGTCACCTACCTGTGGATATGCTGCCTTTATTTCTTCGTTATCCATAAGCTTTACATGAAACAGATATGGCGACTCCTGTATATCTTCGATGCCCGGCTTCCAGTATAGCGATAATATATCTATCGCCTGTATTGACACATCACCCAAACCGTTAAGCCTGCTGCTGTCCCAGAACACACCATATACACCTGTACCGCCTTTCAGCTTCTTGTACCACGCCTTATCATATGCCTCTTCAAATCCTGCCTGCTCAAGCACTACAGGAACGATTGATGATAACCTTGCAGCTTCCTCTCTGTCACCTGACTCTCTTGGCAATATATTAGGCTCAGGGAATGAGTCCATTGCATCTGCATGCTTTGAGGTTATGCAGTTAAACAGCCACGCTGATGCAGGCTCTGCAGCATTCTTCTCCTTGTCAGAACTGCTTTCCATCTGTCTCCACTGCCTCAATCTGAACCATTCATCATTGGCAACGATTTTGTTATCAAGGTTTGTCTTGCCCTCTCTGTACCTTTGCAGTATTTCAGAAAACCTTTTAATCTGTTCTGCTCCTATAGGTTCTGGCGCAGGCGCTGAGGCTTCTGCTTTTCCCTCAGGTTGTTTTAATGGTTTTTCTTTAGGCGTTATACCTTTGTTTTTTTCATCGCTCTTAGCAGCCATTTAATACCTCCTAAACATTCTATTGTTCTGTTCGTTATATAAATCAAGCGGGTCAAACTCCGGCTTTGTTTCTTTATTCTTGGTTCTCGGCTTAATCTGGTGCTCCATAAGAAAATACCTTGTCTCATCTGCCACATGGTCCTCAAGGTCAGTATCAAGATCCTCGATATGTGTTTCGGAATATATCTGCAGCGGAATTGTTCTTATGAATGCCTTGCAGGTATTAAACACATACATCATCGGATACCCCTCGCCGTCAAATGCAAACCTGTAATGCATCTGCATCCAGCCCGGTATTCTCTGATTATCACCCTTTGAGAAATATATCTTATTGTCTGCCGCAAACCTGTAAATACTCTTGCCCCTTGACTCGTCCCATATAGACGGGTCAGCAACTCCTATTATCTGCTGTCCTTTCAGGTATGGGTGTTCTCGCTCAATTCGTGCTATTTCAGCAAACTGCTTGTTCGGGTCCCACTTTACACCCTCATTAGGCTCTTTGGTGCAGCCATACAGCTCTGCAATTCTGTAAACAGTTCCGTCTCTGTCTACTCCCCACCAGCCGCAGGAAAACGGCTTGGCATATCCGAAGTCATATGACCTGTATATCTTCATAGCTCTGACTGCCTCAAGCGGCAGCGGATTTATAACGTGAGTCCATCTCCTGTCATCGTAATGCTCAGGATTATCTATGAAATCTTCAAAGAACTGTCCCTCGAAAATGTCCCACGAACCATAAAGCCACGCTTCCCTGAGCTTTGGCGGAAGATTTTCAAGAGTTGCCACATAGTCCGGATCTGACTCCATAAGTGCTTTGTTGTCAGTAACAAGGCTTTGTATGAACGTGTAGTCCTCTGGCTTCTCGTTACCCTCATACTTCCTGTCCACAAACAGCCGTTTAATATATCCATGACTTCTGCCTCCGGGATTGCAGGTGTAGTATATTCTTTTGGGAAATCCGTTGACACCTCTGCAGCAGGCTGTGATCTTCTTTATCCATGACTCATCAAGCTGCGTTGCCTCATCAAGAAATATCACATCATATTCTGCACCCTGATATTGGTCAAGGGCACCGTCATTATTGCAGTATCCGAATATAATCATTGAACCGTTAAGGAATGTAAACACCTTGTCTGTCTTGTTGTATGTGGCAATTCCTTTAAGACTTGCTTTAAGCGGCTCTATATGGTTATTCCACAGTTCCTTGTATGTACGCCTGACAATAAGAACCTTAATTCCTTTATAGTTCAGCGACAGCATCGTTGCTTTGGTTCTTATTCCCCAGCTCTTGCCTCCGCCTCTGGCACCACCGAACCCCACGTGCTTTGTCTTTGCAGCAAGAAACAGTTTTTGTTTTTCATTTGGTTCGGGAATTTTTATAGTTATCACTCGGACCACTCGCTTTCGTATCCTTGAATGACAACGTGAATATCTCTGTCAACCTGTTCATCTTTGCTGGCCTTTTTCTTTTCAAGCTCAAGTCTTTCCGCTGCAATCTCTCTTGCCTGTACTTCTCCTGCTGTAGGTATGTCGTATATATCCCTCATAACTGCAGCGAGGTCCTTTATAGCTCCAGTCAGATCCTTTATAGCTCTAGTGTCCACCTTGCTAAAAATCTTTTCTTCGTTTTCAATAGACATTCCGCCATCTTCATCAAAATATTTATTCATGACAATGTGGCGATTGAACTGCTGAGCATCTTTGAACACCTTATCTATTACATCAGCCATTGAGCTTGCAGCCGTCTGAAGCTTTGCTAATCTGTTAACCTCCTGCGTTTGTGATTTTTTTATCGCTTTCGCCACCAGTTCGCTATTGTATTTCTTTTTGGCCGGATACCATTTTTCCGCAACAGCTCTTTTGGTTATTACAGACTCATGTATGCCATATTTCTCAGCTAGTTTCCTGTAGGAAGTATCACTCCCTGTAATATATTCAGCTTTTATTTTGCTCCAATCAACTTTCCAATTAACATCTGACATACGTTCTTCTCCTTTGCTTTTTATAATACGGGATTTGATATGCTGATTTCTAACCCTCGACTTTTGCGCACGAAAAAACAGGCCTTAATCAAAAGACCTGCTTCATATATCCTGCTTAATATTAATATAACTGGCTTATATAATATATATAATAATATAGAGTAGAGTATTAATAATACATATTATATACTAATCACTCATCATCAGAAGGCAATTCAGATATTACACCTTCTTTCGCTTCAATACATAATGATAAGAGAAAACATAACCCATTAGAACCTATCCCTAATTTCCTTTTAATATCACTATAATCATAAAACGGTGCTTCTTTTGCAAGGTAATCATCTAGGTCTGGATTACATTCTGTCCAGTCATATCCCGCATATTCATTAACTAGATAAGAACTCAATCCACCCTCATATACTTTGTCATAAATAAACTTAAGTGGAACTACTGTCCCCTTGTCTAATTCTGATATGAGATTCATTCTCATCAAATGCAAGCCGGTGTATAAGTCTTTTTGTTTTTTATTCATAAAAACAGCTCCTTTCAATGTTACCCCTTTATTATATTTTACGATATATTGCAAGTTTTTCAACAAAAAAGCAAACGCTAAGTTGCACTATTCCCACACAAGCGCCACCGTAACATTAATCCCAGTGAGTTCTTCTGCCCACTTAACTATATCTCTTACAGTGCTGCTTTGCTTTGGATTGAACACCTCATTTACCATAGCCACATACCCTTCAAGCCATCTGCTCATTCTTTTCTTTCCAAATCCAGCAAGGTTGTTTAAGGCTATTATCATACAGCTCATCACCAGTCTGTCTGCATCAAGTATATAAGCATTATTTGCTTTTATCGGGAGCTTAAACAAATCATCGTCAACCAGATACTGAGCATTTCTCATAACATCTGCAGGCTCTATTCCTTTTCCTGTGAGCTTCGCCTTTCTCACGCTGGTTTCGTGTACGCTTACCATCGTGTTCCAGTATGCATTGATAATATCATTACATCTCTTTTTTCCCCAGCCATATTCACAGTGCATATAGATAAATGTTTCAGCAAGCACCATATACGATGCAGCCATTATCTTTCTCTGCTGGCTCTTGTCAGGTATGTACTCCTTTTTTCTTTTAATCTTTGCCCTTTTCATCTGTTTCTCCTAATCAATTACATACCAGTCCTCTGCAAGCATATCTGCCTGTGATGCAAGCCAGCCAACTTGAGTTCCTGAAGTTCCGTTAAACACTATTGCTCTACTTCCCATATCTTTATGTTCTGAATTTCTCACAGTGTCATCTAAATCTATATAGGATATTCCCACTGCTATGGATATGTACTGACCTTTGCCGTTCCAGCCTTTCCTTGAAAGTTTCAGTCCTCTCTTTACAAGCTTTATTGCTTCTCCAAAGTCAAACAATGCAGTGCCTCCAGCTATCGGTGTATTGACATTAGTTGCTACAATCCAGTCATCTGCGGCAATATTTTCAAGCGTGTATAAAAGTCTGTCAGTTTCTCTTATTTCGATTACCTTTCCCTCTTTTGTGTGCATATTGAGCACCTCGTTTTCGGTATCCAGATGCCAAAAACCTGCCCAGTGCGGTCTTTTAACTGTATACCCCTGTTTCATTTTTTCCAATGCTTCTTTAAATGTCATATTTTTTCCTCCTGTTTCACTTTTCTTTTTCTTCGTTTTGGCTCATACTTGTCACAGTTTGCATCAGCTGCACAACCTCTGGAATGACCTGTATGTCCTATGTAATCACAATAGTTAAGGCTTGTTCTATCGCTTCTGTATTTACACGTTGAACACTTCTTATCCATTCTTCTTCCTTTCTGTCAGTATCCGTTTCAGTCCCTTGTAGAAACCCTCTATATCACCAGCACATATCTGACCTCTGAATGTCCTGTACTGCTGATACGTAAGCATATTTTTATGCTCGTACAGCTTGTCCATTGCTTCTTTCTTGTTCATCTTCATTACCCGCTCTCCTGTTCCATAGGTTTATAGCTTCGTCTTTCGTTTTAGCTCCAATACTTACTGGGCATTTGCTGCACACTGTCATAAAACTGCTATCAGGCATCAATTGCACTACCTCAACATCATCACTTCCACAGAACGGGCAAGGCTTTAATTCATTCATTCCTGCTCACCTACCCTTTTTCTTGTTCTTCTTGCAATATGCGTACTTGCAGCCACCATCTGTCAAGCATATCCAACCGAAAAGTATGTATTTTTCTGCAGACACATAATGTTTGCAATGTGTATTATTGCATTTCATTCCTGTTCACCTGCCTTTACTAGTGCTTCTTTAATTGCGTCTTTTGTTTTTTGTGTTATGTCACATAGACATTTCATAATCGGCTCATTATACATATGCGGAATTGCTCTCCAATGCTCACCATTTTGAATTACGATTGTTCCGTTAACTAGATAATATCCACATTCCCAATTTAATTCTTCATTTACAAAATGCTTAATAATTACTACTTCCATTCCTGCTCACCTATCTCAATAAATTCTATGTCGATAACTTTATAACAGCGTGGTTGTAGATTGTTTTTATTGATATAATCAATAACAGCTTTTGCGGCTATTTGAGAAATTTCTTTATCCTGTTCAGCAGTGAACCCAAAATCCTCTATGGTTTCACCTATCTCGTCAAATAACGCTTCGTTCAACACATCAGTTATTTCGATGTGAGACATATCGTTTTCGACAAATTCTATATTAACAAGTCTGCCGATATATCCACCGTCATACCTGTAATTGTCTTTTATGCTTTCTATCGCTTCCTCTTTGCTATTATAACCATCATCAAAGAAATACTCCCCATCGGTGCTTATGCACCATTCATTTGTTTCTATTGATTTCATTTTTGCTCACCTCTCACTATCTCTACAGCTTCTGTCAAATCTATCATTCGCACACATTCTCTACCCTGTTCGTTGCATTCGTAACAATCACTTGCCTTATCTAATTGTTTCACAACCTTGTCTATGTCGTAAGCTGTAGGTTGTTTGTCAATTATCTGACACATTACTTCTACCCCACCTGTATGGCTGAAATTTCTATTCAACACTTCTTTTAATCTATCAGCATATATTAATCGCATTTATCTTCACCTGCCCATCCTTTTAACAGTTTTATACAAGTTTCAAATGCTTCCGCCTGTCCATTATAATAAATTGCAGTAGGCGGGTTGTCGCCTTTTTCAAGGTCTTCATATACCATTGCAACTTGTCCTACGCCTTCTGCTTTTTCTTTGAGAATTTCAAGAACAGTAATAATTACTTCTAAGGTATATTTCATCATTCTACCTCCGCTAATTTTGCATACTTATACCGTCTTATAGGATTCGTAGTATCAGCACTCCAACTCGTTGCCCCATCACTAAAAACACATATTGCTCCTGTGTTAGTTACTTTTGCAAAATGTCTACGCACCCAATTTGTACCGTCATCAGACACAAGTATAGGAGTATCAACTGGTACTTTAGACCAATCAATTTCGGGTTCTTTATATTCTGAAACTAGCCATTTCATGGATCGTAGACCACAATGACAGCTGTCTCTTTCGTCGTGAAACAAACACTCAAATCAGCTCATTTGCGGGCATGGTGCAACTTTTTTTGTTTCTTCCTCGACGCCAAACCAAAGATTTCTTTCAAGAATTTCGTCTATTTCTGTTTTCTGATTTTCGTAGTTATTCATTATCATCACTCCAATCTAATCTTTGACCGCACGATAAACAATAGGGTAATCCGTCACTTTTAGGGCATAGTTCGTCAGGATATTTAAGCCATTTATGCATTAGTACATTGCCACAAATGGGACAACTATAATATTTGTCCTCATACTCTTTTACTTTCTGCGATATCTGCCTTTCTACAGCAGAGCAGACAGTGTCTATCCAGTCATCTGATACTATTATCGTCAGTTCTCCCTTGGCCATATCAACTCTCTCTATCCTGAAGCCCTTTTTCTGCTTCATCACATCTTCGTATTTCATTCTCTCGCCCTCCAGTAATCCATGCTGCCTCTTTTGCACTTGCAGCATGGCATTTCCCATTCCAGTGTGGTTATGAATGTACAGCCGCTGCAGCCGTCTGCAAGCTGTCTTTCAAGAATTTTAATTGCATTACCCAGTGCTTCAATATCTTTCTGCCATACGATTTCTCCGCCAGCACTAAAAACTCTGCAGTGCTCTCTTAAATTTTTCAGCTGTAATATAGTTTCGTATTCAGTCATTGTTACACCTCCACAACTCTTATTCCATACAGCTGCAGCATAAGCTTGCGTTTGATGCAGTACAAGGACCATGCTGCGCCGCTGCTCCTGTAACCTTTGACATCCTCGACAACCACTTTGCCCTTTTCCTTGTATCTGAAGTCTGCAATATAACAGCATTTCCTTTCAAGGCACTTGCCTTTTTTGTATTCACCCTTGCGCTTGTCCCACACTCTCTCGTACTGGGCCGGTATAAGCTCATATTCAACCTGTCTTTCCAGATTGCTTATTTCACCTGTTCTCTCAAGCAGCTTCAGTTCACAGTACCTGTTATACTCTTTCCTGCTGTCAAAGGTCTCACCGTCTATGTAAATCCTCTTGGCGTTAAATTTATTTTTGCCCATTATTCGTCCTCCATCGCCTTTTTAAGCATATCTGCCATTTCGCAATATCTGTAGTTCTTCTTGCAATATTCCTCGATATGGAAATTGAAGTCATCTTTTTTGAGGATCCATGCAAGAGCTCCACCATCGTACAACCCTTCACATACAATCCTACGCTTATTACCGACCTTGTCCGTATACCTGAAAAAAGGACAAAGTATATCGGCGCTTTCGTAACTACCCGGCATCGTTTTCTCCTTTTCGGTACTTTTCCCTTAACTGCTCCATAAGAGCAGCATTATCATCAAGCAGCCTATGAAAATCGTCCTTCTTCTCAGCAGACACATCAGACACGTGCGCTTCTTG